CACCATCAAGCAGCAGCTTCAATGCAAAGACGGCGTTTACTTTCTGGAAACGCCCAAGAGCGGAAAGTATCGAGTGCTATCCCCGGCCCCAGTTGTAATGGAATCATGAATATATTCTCCAGTAATAAATTTTCCATTTCGCCTGAATTAGTAGAGGATTTATTAAACCTTGATCCCGGAACATTATCAAAGCGTCTTATCTGTCACATCAAAGCTCTTTCACAAATGGTGCAATTGTGGTGTAGTACGCGCCGTTTGAGCGACGAAAACCGTTGATATAACAGGCTTTTTCGAGGCTTCTTAGGATACTGCCGTGGCAGATAAACAGGATATTCTTCACGCTGCATTCACTCCGAACTTTCATCATTTTCTTTAGTATACCAGTCCTGCTTGCTTTCGTCGAGAGATATTTCCAGATGTGCGGCAGATTCTATCATTCGCAGAAGCGCTGCCTTAGATAGACCGCCTGTGTTGGCTTTCCGGAGATACCAGCGCCTTGCATCCATCGTCAACTCCGATTCCATGATCACCACATTCAGCGTCCAGCCAATTTTCATCGCCAGCCGGAGGAGCGTTTGGTCATTTTCATAAGTCCTGTAAAAATCGCGCATCCGGCGCACATTGCGCGGGGAAAAGCCTGTGCGGTCAGGGAAATTCGCCTGCAAAAACTCTGCCGCTGCGACCGCTGCGCCTTTCTCCGGGCGCTGGCTGATGGCCTTGCCGATGGCGTATACTTCATCCATCTGCGGAAGATTCTGCGCAAGAATTGCGGTCAATTCCCTATGCATTGTGCCGTAATCCACAGGTTTTCTGACGTTCATGGCTTCTCCTTTCCGCGCTGACGCGCATCGTATATTTCGTCGTTTTGCGAATAGCCTGCTACAATATTTTGTGGTATGATTGCCCCGTTCGTTTGATTCTTGTGAGGGAGGAGCAGTCATGCAGTATACCGATAACGAAGCCGCCCTGATCGGCGGCCTGATCTCAACCTATTTCTTTCAGCCTGCCGTGTCCGCATCTTTGAAGGACGCTTACAGCCGTGTTTTGGAGCATCTGCATCAGAATGCTCTTACTTCTTCTGACCTGCAGCAGATCCGAAAGGCTGTGAATTTTCTGATGCCCATGTGCCAAGCAAACCGGCAGACGCAGCGGGAGCTTATGGGTGTCAATGCAAGGACAACAGCGCTTCTGAATGGCTCACGGTAATCGTGGATAACGTAAAAGGCACGATGCTTGGTCGTGCCTTCGCTGTATGTTTTTGTTGACCGCTTCATTCAGCTGGTGCGGCTTTCCAGTGCTCTTTTTTGAAGTGGACTTTGTGGTAAGGACTTTGCTTGCCCACACAAAGAGGTGCAGCACGGAATCGAACAGGGAATCTTCTTTTACTCATTTATCGTTTGCTTGATTTCCGCGCCGCCCTTGATCTGCACCAGAATCTCATCAGTGGACAGGACTGTCACGCGCTCCACGATCTGCCGGATGGCGTTTTCGTTCCATTCTGTGATCGTTTGTGCGGTGTCCTCTATAGCTTCTTCTGCCTGCTTCATGCGGGTGCAGACGCGGTCTGCATCGTTGCTGCTTTGCAGAATTGCTTCCTTCTGCCTTTTGAGGGAAGTCTGCTCGGCCAGGATCTCCGCGAACTGCGCATTGCAGGCTTCTTTATCCTCGGCATCAATAGCTTCCGCCAGCAGGCGTTGAAATTGCTCATCTAACTGCACCAGCCGTTGTTCGATATCGGAAATGCTCATGGTCTGACCCTGCACCGGCAGAAGCTCTAAGGAAACTGCATTCTTGATAAGGTCGAGCAGGGCCGGTTTGTTGCTCATGGCGGAGTTGATGGCTGCCAGAATCGCGTTTTGCAGCGGTTCTTCCTTGATCGTCGGGGAGTCGTGGCAGTATTTTGTTCCGTAGTTCAGGCGGCTGGTGCAGCGCCAGACGGGATATTTTCGTCCGAGAGATGTCCATGTGCAGCGCCTGTAGAGTGTTCCGCATTCGCCGCACACGAGCCTGTCTGATAAGGCGTATTTGCTTGTATAACAGGAGCGTCCTGTCACAGCCGTTTTGGACGGGCTGCGCAGGGCACTCCGACGTGCCATTTCTGCTTTTACTGCATTGTACTGCTCCCGGCTGACGATGGCTTCATGGTGGTCAGGCATATAGTATTGCGCCATCTGTCCAACGTTTTTGATAACCTTCTTGCTGATGACATCTGTCCGGAATGTTTTCTGAAGCAGCACGTCGCCGCAGTATTTCTCATTCGTCAGGATGCCCTTGATGGCTGTCGTTGTCCATTTTGATTCTCCGAGAACCGTTTTGATCTGATTTTCTTCCAGCCAGTCTTGCAGATTGCGCAGGCTGGCGCCGCTCTCATATCGCGTGTAGAGTTCGCGCACGATTTTTGCCTGTTCTGGTATGACGCGGAATTTGCCATCTGCATCTTTTTCGTATCCATAGAGCCGGTAGCAAGGGATTTTCAGTGTTCCGACCTTTGCGTGCATCTGCTTGCCGCGCCGGATGTTGCCGGAGATGGATTCACTTTCGGACTGCGCCATTGCGCCGTACATGGTGATCATGAATTCGCTGTCCGCTGGCAGAGAGTTGATATTTTCTTTTTCGAATAGGACGCCAATGCCAAGCTGTCGGAGGATGCGCGTATAATTGATGCAGTCGAGCGTGTTGCGGGCAAATCGTTGAATGGACTTTGTCAGAATGAGGTCGATCTTTTTCTGCTTGCACTGGCGGATCATCCGCAGGAATTCTGTACGCTTTTTCGTAGATGTGCCGGTGATGCCTTCGTCCGCGAAAATGCCAGCCATCGTCCACTCTTTGTTGGACATGATTTTGTCGGTATAGTATTCGCACTGCGCCTCATAGCTGCTGGCCTGTTCTTCCTCTTTCGTGGAAACACGGCAGTATGCCGCAACGCGAAGCTGCTTCGTAACCGCAGCCGTTTGCTGCAATTCTGGCTTGGGTGGAATGATAATGACACGCGGCTTTTCGTCTGTCATGCGAGATCATCCTTTCCAATGATTTGTCCGTTTTTGAGCTGCAAGCGCACCGTCTGGTGCGTCACCAGTACGGCAGAGACGGTGCTTTGCAGCAATTCCGCGTTGAGTTCTGCCGTGCATTCAAACGCTGTGAACAGCCGCCGCAGGCGCTCGGTTTCATATTCTTCGTTGCCAATGGCGTTGTATTGTTCCTGCGCCAGCTTGCAGATCAGGCTTCTGGCAGCATCTTCGTCGAGCGGTTGGGTGTTTAGAGCGTCATCCAGTTCGGCTTGCATATTTGTATATGCCGGTTTGGATGTTCGCTCTGGCTGCATGATGCGCTCCGGCTGCTCTGCCAACTTGCCGAGCAGATGTGAGACCTGCTGTTCGATCTCCGGTGTGGGCGGTTTGGCGCAGACCCGCTTGAGCGCTTTCTGTGCAGGTGTCCGCTCCGGCAGGCGCTGTTTGGTCTGCCGTTTCTCGACAGCTGCTTCAAATAATTTTATGTCAACCAGTTCCGGATAGCTGTCTGCGCCGGTGTACTTGGGATTTTCCAAGATTCTGGCAATCATATTCTTATTCCAGCTCTTGCCCTCGTCATAGGCGGGGCCAGTCTTGCTCATCTGTTCTGCGATTTCTTTCAGCGATGCGCCGAGCGTATATTGCAGGAAAATATCCTGCACAGCTTTGGCCTCTGGCTCGTTCCGGACGATCCCGCCCATGCGCATTTGATACCCAAATGGCAGCTTCCGATTTCCCATCAGCGTCGTGTCCTTTCGATTTGCTCTGTCAGTTCCAAACCATTTTTCAGCCGGAACCGTAGGCGCTCGTTGCTGTCTACGATGATCTTTTCCACAAGCGCATCGAACAGCTCCGCATCAAAGCTGTCGAGGAAATCCGGCCCGTCCTCCAGCGCGTCCATGAGATCGCGGGTGCGGTCTGCAAGTTCGTCGCTGTCAGTGTCGAGAAGCCTTGCTTTTTCCTGCTTCAGCCTGCGGAGCTGTTCGCTGAGTTTGTTATTGGAAGATATAAAAGTATCAGGATCAACGCCGCCCGATTGCTGAAGCTGGGCTAGGAATTGAACCTGACTGAGTGTGTCTGATATTTTCTTGTTGAGAGAGATCACGTCCTCGCTCCAGAGCATCTGGCTGTAGCGGATTTTTTGGAGGTTGGAGAGCATTTGTGTGAAGATGGGGTTGCCGTTATGCTTGAGCTTGTAGTACAGACGGCAGAAAGCTGCATTGATCGTATCTTCTGGTACTTGGCAGATGTCACAATTCTGTCCTCTGTCATGGCCTAAGCATACCCAGTAAACAGTTGCATTGACTTCCTTTCTGCGAAATACGGAATCACACGATCCGCAATACACCCTCTGGCGCAGCGGATATGCTTTGTTATGCCTTTTGGCGATTCGGTTCGATTTGTTTTCCAGCAGTTTTTGCGCCAACTGGTATTCCAAATCTGAAATAATTGCCGGATGTGTTCCCTCTGCCCAGTAGTATTGAACTTCTCCGGTATTGATTTTGCAATGAAAAGGGAAAGTATTCGGGGTGTAATATTTCTGCCATTTGGAATTTCCAGTATATTTTTCGTTCCGAAGGATGTAACGCACAGACGAAGAATCCCATTGCACACGCCCATTTTTACATGGAATGTTGTTGGTTCGTAAATCTGCGGCAACTTGCTCGGTACTGCGACCAGCAAGGAAATCGGAGAAAACTTTTTTTACAATGAATGCTTGTTCTTCATTTATGCAAATCTTTTTGCCTACAGCTTCATAGCCATAAGGTAGATATGATGGAATGAATGTTCCATCCTGCATTCGTTTTTGAACGCCCCATTTGACGTTTCCAGATATGGCCTCACTCTGCTTTTGTGCCAGCGATGCCATGATCGCCGTGACAATCTCACTGGACACCTTGCTGGTGTCGATGCCCTGTTCCTCGAACTGGACACTGACGCCAAGTTCCTTGAGTTCCCGGATGGCCGCAAGACAATCTTTCGTATTTCGAGCGAATCTGGAAATGCTTTTGACCAGAATACGGTCGATTTTTCCTTTGCGGCAGTCTCGCATCATGCGCTGGAAATCCTCGCGTTTTTCGACCGACGTGCCGGTGATACCCTCGTCGGCATAAATGTCGACCATTTCCCAATCCGGATTGCCGGAGATGAGTTCGGAATAATATTGGTTTTGAACACGATAGGAATTGAGTTGATCCTCGCTGGAGGAGCTGACGCGGGCATATGCTGCGACACGCAGCTTTCGCGCTATGATCTCATCGTGCGCCGGGATTACAATGACGCGCTGCTGTTCCAGCGCAAGGTTTCCGTTGGTTTGCTTCTTTGCCATATTCTCACCCCCCTCTGTAGCAACACACACTATCACACCGGTGGCGCAATAGCTATGACCAAAACGGAGAAAAATCAAGCATAAAGTGTGAAATTTGCACCAAGCTCGACAGCGATCCGCCGTGCGATCTTTTTGATTTCATTCTCAGAAAAACCGACCGTTCGGAGTGCTTTCAGTAGCTGGCAGATGCCTAAAAAATCAATGTTTGGATTCATATGATTCTCCTTTAGCCACGGGGCGGCTCTGTAAAACGCAGAGCCGCCCCTGCTTTTGAAATTTTGCTACTCGCTCCTGTTCGACGCTTCTTCCCGGAGCCAAGGCAGCAACCGAATGGCGGCTGGCGCCGCTCACGGGCTTTGCACCCCTCCGAGGATCTCTCCGAGCTGCCCCCATTACGTTCCGTTGTGGCTGGGCAGGAGTACCATTGTCCGCAGGTGAGATCATTGCGAGGCAGCTTGCCAAAGCTGCTTTTGGATGGATGAGTGCCGCTCGTCACCTTATTGGGCCGTTTTTATGCAGTTTCCTGCACAGGTGGTCTTCGCGCATCCTCCGTATCGCTGTTCCTTTTCAGGCTCATCCGCTTGATGTCATTCAGTCGCTGGATATGTACTTTTCAAGCTGCACGAGGCGGACTGAAAAAGTCCCCTCAATGCATAGGCCACGGGAACAGCTTTTTTAGAACCATTTTTGAAAAATTTTTTTGATTTTTTGAAATTTCTTCGATATGGCGCGTTG